GGCAGCGATGTGCTCGACCTGCCGGTCTTGGGGTTGAGCATTGTGCGGATCCAGGGCAACCAGGGCGGGCAGTACTTCGGCGTGGAGAGTTTCGACGCGTCCGGCGAGCATATCGACCTGCTCGTCAACACGTCGGCCCCGTATAACGGCGTGCGGCCGCTGAACTTCACCGTGAAAGTCGCGCGCCGGCTGCAGGTCAAAGCGTCGGGAAGTTGGCGCATCGAGATCGTGCCGTTGAGGGAAGCTCGGCGCATGACGGTGCCGGGCGCGGTCGAAGGCGATGGCGACGACGTGGTGATCGTCGGCTCCTCGGATGGGCCGAAGCCTGACACGGCGACCATCGTGGGCAACGACAACGCCCGGTACTTCGGCGTGTTCGCATGGGGAGATCAGTTTTACGACCTGCTGGTCAACACCAGCGATCCGTATAGTGGGAAGGTCATCCTGAAGGCGGGCATGGCGGTGTTCGAAGTTCGGGCCGAGGGGCCGTGGTCGATCACTGTTGCGGCGCGATCCGGTTAAGTGATGTACAATCCCGCGTAACAAGCCCTGACAAGCCCTGCCGGGCATATATCGGCTGATCCGTTCTGAACTGAACGCGGCCACACTCAAACGAGTGTGGCCGCTTTTGTTTTTCTCAGAGGTGAACATGGTCGCAGTCATCGAATGGCTCAAGGCAGTGTTGCTCCTGGTCTGGAGCTATGACGGCGTCAAGGTGATCGTGATCGGCGTGCTGCTCAACGTGGTGCTGGCCGTGGCCGTGGCCATTCGCACCGGCACGTTCTCCTTCCAGGTCCTCGGCGAGTTCCTCACAAGACAACTGATGCCCTACGTGATCGTTTACTTTGCCTTCAAATTGTTTGGCGAGGGTATCGGCATGGAGGGGGTCAGCCTGGCCGTGTGGGGGCTGATCGCAGCGATGATCGCCAGCTCGATTGTCGAGAAGTTGAGCGAGCTGGGCGTGCCAATTCCCGAGGGGGTGATGCGCATGGTTCGCCGGCCGCAGCGCATTGTGGAGTTCAGGCGGATCGACTCACCGGCAGTAGCGCGAGCGGAGGTCATTCACTAAGCATGCCAGTCGACTATGTGGCGGTGCTGGTGGTGGCGCTTCTCGCAGTCACCGCAGCCGGGGTGGGAGTGACGGTAGTCTCAATCGTGTGGCTCATGCGCCGGCAGGACACGGCCATCCACACCATGGAGCGCGATCACAGCAATGAGATTGCGCAGATCGAGCAGAAACACCAGCGCGAAACCGAGGCGCTTCGGGCAAGGACTTTCATGCTGGAGAGTCAACAGGCCATAACGCTGCAACTCCTCCAAGAGCGGAATGTGTTCCTGCCGGCGGACGTGGCGCATGTGAAGGCGAACGGGCGCAACGATCCGGTCTTCACGGCGTTGCGCGATCTGTTCACGATGGAGCAGCTTGAGGTTCTAGCGGCTGATATTGGCATACGCCTGGAAACCCTGGGTGGCCAGTCGCTGCCGGTGGTCGCCAAGCGGCTCATGGAAGAGGCGTCGCGTGATAGCAAGTACGGGGCTCTGGTTGGCGCGATCCGTTTGGCGCGCCCGAACGCGGGAGTGTGATATGCCGACACAAGCCCCACATCCATGCGCCGCCCCAGGTTGCCCGGCCCTCGTTGAGCGGGGGCGGTATTGCCCCCAGCATGCCCCCCAGTATGTAGCCCCCCACGAGGCAGCCCGAGCCACGGCGAGCGAGCGTGGCTACGGCGCACGATGGCGCCGCTTGCGCACCATGGCACTCTCGCGCAACCCGATCTGTGCTGACCCCTGGGGCGTACACGCCAAAGCTGGCCAGGTGATTGCAGCCGTGGATGTGGACCACATTCTGCCGAGGTCACAGGGTGGCCAGGATGTGTTGGAAAACTTGCAAGGGTTGTGCCACGCATGCCACAGTCGCAAGACTGTGATGAGTGACGGTGGATTCGGTCGCGAAACCCAGGCCGGAGATGACGAGGGGAGGGGGAATCAAATCTCTGGCGCCTTTGAAGCAGAGACCGCGCGCCGCGCCTTCCGCACGCGCCCGCAGGTTTCACCAGGGGGGTATGGCGTAGGCCCGCAGGCCACGCGGCATCCCAGGAGCGGCCAGCGATGACCAGGGGACCTGCACCCAAACCCACGGCCGTGAAGCAGCTCGCCGGCAACCCAGGCAAGCGGTCGCTGAATGGCAGCGAACCGCAGTACACGCCGGAGCTGCCCAGCGCGCCGAGACACCTGTCGAAAGTGGCCCAGCGCGAGTGGCGCCGGGTGGGGAAGCTGTTGGTGGGTGCCGGCGTGATGACGGGCGTGGATCGCGCTGTGCTGGCGCTGTATTGCCAGGCGTATGGCCGGTGGGTCGAGGCCGAAGAGAAGCTGATCGGCGAGGACGGTGTCAGCGGCCTGACTGACCTGACGCCGAACGGCATGGTCATCCAGTCGGTGTACTTGCAGATCGCGAACAAGGCGATGGAGCAGGTCAAGCGGTACGGGGCCGAGCTGGGGCTGACGCCGGCGGCGCGCACACGGATCCACGTGCAGTCGGTCGAGGCGAAGAAGAGCCTGGCGGAGATGCTGTTCGAGGGGGTGGCCGATGGCCGCGGCGGTTGACCGTCTCGACGAGCGCGCAGGCGAGCGCTTCTATTTCGATGAGCGCGCGGCCATCGTGGCGGTGGCGTTCTTCGAGCGACTGTTGCATCACTCGAAGGGCGAGTGGGCCGGGCACCTGTTTACGCTGGAGCCCTGGCAGCGGCAGATCATCCGCGAGATCTTCGGCTGGAAGCGGCGCGCCGATGGCACCCGGCGCTACCGCAAGGTCTACATTGAGATCCCGAGGAAGAACGGCAAGTCAACTCTGAGCGCCGGCATCGCGCTGTTCCTGCTGATGGCCGATGGCGAGAAGGGAGCCGAGGTGTACTCGGCGGCCGCCGATCGGGAGCAGGCCGGCATCGTGTTCCGCGAGGCGAAGGCCATGGTCAGCGACTCGCCGAGCCTGGCCGAGATGGCGCAGGTCTACAAGGGCTCAATCGTCATCGAGAGCGAGCGGTCGTACTACCGCGTACTGTCGGCGGATGCGTTCACCAAGCACGGCTTGAACGCGCACGGGGTGATGATCGACGAGCTGCACGCTCAGCCCAACCGGGAGCTGTTCGACGTGCTGGTCACCTCGACCGGTGCGCGCCGGCAGCCGATGGTGGTGATGATCACCACAGCCGGCTATGACCGCGAGTCGGTCTGCTGGGAGCAACACGAGTATGCACGCAAGATTCAGCAGGGCATCATCGACGACCCCGAGTGGTACGTGGCTATTTTTGCTGCGGACGAGGCGGACGATTGGCGCGACCCTGCGGTGTGGGCTAAGGCTAACCCCAACCTGGGCGTGTCGGTCAAGGCCGATTACCTGGAGGCTGAGGCGAAGCGGGCCGAGCAGGTGCCTGCGTACCAGAACACGTTCCGCCGGCTGCACCTGAATCAGTGGACGCAGCAGGAGACCAAGTGGCTCGACTTGGCGATGTGGGATGCCTGCGGCGAGCCGATGGACAAGGCGCTGTTGGCTGGGGCGAAGTGCTACGGCGGACTTGACCTGGCCAGCTCCAGCGACATTGCGGCGTTCGTGTTGTGTTTCAGCGCCGAGCCGGGCGAGCCGGAGCACTACACGTGGCTGCCGCACTTCTGGATTCCGAAAGACAACATGGTTCAGCGCAGCCTGAAGGACCGCGTGCCGTATGACGCTTGGGTGCGCGACGGCCTGATGACGGCGACCGAGGGCAACGTGATCGACTTCGAGGTGATCGTGCGCGACATCGAGGCGCTCGGCGAGGTCTACGACATCGAGGAGATCGCGTTCGACCGGTGGGGCGCGTTCCAAATCTCGACCAAGCTGACCGGCATGGGGTTCACGATGGTCGGCTTCGGACAGGGGTTCGTCAGTATGAGCCAGCCGACGAAGGATCTGTTACGGCTGACCATGGCGCGCCAGCTCAGCCACGGCGGCAACCCGGTGTTGCGTTGGATGGCTGACAACATCGTGGTCGACCAGGACGCGGCCGGCAACGTCAAGCCGAATAAGGCCAAGTCGCGGGAGAAGATCGACGGCGTGGTGGCCGGGGTGATGGCGCTCGACCGGGCGATCAAACACTGGGGCGTCGACACGGGCAGCGTGTACGCGCATCGAGGGATCAGGACCATATGAACCGCTGGGATGTGCTGGTCGCGGTGGGGGTGATCCTGCTGGCCGTGGGCGCGGCGATGATCTCGATCCCGGCCGGGCTGATTGTGGCGGGCCTGGGATGCGCGGGGTTCGGCGCCGCCGGCGCGTGGGCCGAGAGTCGCGCTCTGGGCGGACCTGCTGGCCCTGCCCGTGGGCCGAATGGAGGTGATCAGCCGTGATTGGGGCCATGACACGACCAGCGACTCGACCGACCCAGGCACCGCCCGGCGGGATCCTGTCGCGGCTGTTTGCCCGGCGGGCGCTAACCGAGGCGAACGCGCAGGGCCTGCTGGGATTTCTCCAGGGGTTGGGCTCACTGTGGCAGACGACCAGCGGCGCGGTGGTCACGCCCGAAGGGTCGCTGCAATCGACGACGGTGTTCGCCTGCGTGCGCGTGCTGACCGGTGCGATCGCGTCGCTGCCGATGCTGACCTATCGCCGGCGCGCCGATGGCGGCCGGGATCGAGCCACGAATCACTACCTGTACCCCGTGCTGCACGACGTGACCAACGGCGAGATGACGGCATTCGAGTGGCGCGAGTGCACGGTCGGACACCTGGCGCTGTGGGGCAACGCCTACAGCGAAATTGAAGAGAACAACGCCGGGCAGGTGATCGGCCTATGGCCGCTGCGACCCGACCGGGTATTGCCCCGGCGCAACCCGAGCACCAAGCAAATTGAGTACGTGGTTCAGGTACCGAAGGGCGGCCCGCCGGTGGTGCTGCCGGCTGAGCGGGTGATGCACGTGCGGGGCCTGGGCACGAGTGGGCTGTTCGGCCTGTCGCCGATTCAGATGGCGCGGCAAGCGATCGGGCTCAGCCTGGCGGCCGAGGAGTTCGGCGCGCGCTTCTTTGCGAACGGCGCGACGCCCGGCCTGGTGTTGCATCACCCAGGTCTGCTGTCTGACGAAGCTTACAAGCGGCTGAAGGAAAGCTGGAAGGAACAGCACGAGGGCCTGAGCAATGCTCAGCGCACGGCGATCCTGGAGGAGGGCGTGACGGTCGAGAAGATCGGCATCCCGCCCGAGGACGCCCAGTTCCTGGAGACGCGCAAGTTCCAGGTGGCGGACATTGCGCGGGTGTATGGCATCCCGCCCCACATGGTCGGCGACGTGGAGCGGTCCACATCCTGGGGCACGGGCATCGAGCAGCAGGGCATCGGGTTTGTGACGTACACGCTCGACCCGTGGCTGGTGCGGATCGAGCAGCGGGCCGGGATGTCGCTATTGATGCCGGCTGAGCGGCGCGAGTATTTCATCCAGTTCCTGGTCGATGCGCTATTGCGGGCCGACACGCAGGCGCGGTATGCGGCCTACAACACGGCGCGGCAGGGTGGCTGGATGTCGGTGAATGAGATTCGTAGCCGAGAGAACATGAACCCGATCCCCGGTGGCGACACGTATTTGTCGCCGCTGAACATGACGCCGGTGGGCGCGCCTGCGGGTGGCGATGCCGGCGCGCCTGCGAGCGACGCCGGCGGAGGTGCAGACGATGAAGGAACGACGGTTTGAACTGAAGATTCCGACGAACGCGCAGGGCCACGAGGTGCGCGCCTACGACGCGCGCATGGACACCGAGGACGGCAAGCTGCGCGGGTATGCCGTGGTGTTTGATGTGCTCAGCGAGGAGATGTGGGGATTCCGCGAGCGGGTGCGGCGCGGCGCGTTTACGGCGCACCTGGCCGAGGGTGCGGACGTGCGAGCCTTGTGGCAGCACGATGTGAACTATGTGCTGGGCCGGACCAAGTCCAAGACACTGGAGCTGGTCGAGGACATCCACGGGCTGCGCAGCGTGATCGATCCGCCCGACACCCAGTGGGCGCGGGATGCGATCACCACGATCAAGCGCGGGGATGTAGACCAGATGTCGTTCGCATTCAAGGTCGTGACGGATGAATGGAACGTCGAGGACGAAGTTCTGATCCGCACGATCGTGGACGCGAAGCTGTACGACGTTTCGCCGGTGACCTTCCCGGCGTATCCCCAAACGTCGATCAGCGCCCGTGCGGACCAGGTCCAGGTCCGGAGTGTGACGGTACCAATCACAGGTGACGACGGCGGCTCGGCGCGGCTGGCAATTCTGCGCCGGCGACTAGAGCTGGCCGAAGTTGAGATTTAGGCAAAGGAGTATAGAGATGAACCTTCGAGAACTGAGGCAGCGCCGAGCAAACGTGATCAGCCAGGCTCGCGCGAGTGTGGATGCGGC